CCGGGTCCCGCGCTCGGCAGCGGTGACGTAGAAGAAGTCGCCGACGCCGCCGACCTCCGCGCCGTTCAAGCGGAATGCAACTGCAAGGCGCGAACGTGGGAAGGCGTCGCCGCGAAACTTATCGAGATCTAGTGTTGTGTTCGGATCCGTCTCTACCGAACCGGATCCTGATAGCTCTGGGTTTTCGTCGTCGGAATCCCAGTGAAAAACGTCGACCGACGTAACCGACGACGGTCGACCCTCCGGGACATCAAAGACGAGTTTCTGCCCGGCAACGCCTAGGTAGATATCCTGTATGGTGCGCACCGCTGGTTAAGTCTTTCGCCTTCGATTGGGAATACGAATAATTGACGTTTGCCGTGACGATTTGTCCTCACACCACGTCCCGTTCTGATGGCGACGCCGTCTGATTGCAACGCCAGTATCATTGAGTTGCCCCTCGAGATAGCCGGTCGGGTCGTCGGCGTCCGCTGCCAGGATGCTCACCGGGCGCCATTGCGACCGCATCACGATCGTCGGCTGTGCCGCGTAATCGTCAACCGCAAACGGCGCTGGCGCGTAGCCATCATCTGAAATCGCCAACCGGCGCCATGGCTGCGGTTGAAACGTTGCTAATTGTGCAGCGTCGTCGTCGGGCGGCGCCGACGCCACGTCATCGCCGTCGGGTGGAAGGAACCGGAAACCCCAATTACCCCATTGCGCGGTCTGCCGCCACCCGTCGTCGTCGACGGCAACGACAACGGGAGCAATCGGCAGATCATCGTCGACCCATTGCGTACGAGTTTGCGCCCAGGCGGGCGATGTGAGTCGGAACGGAGCCCAGAAGTCTTCGTCTGGCTGACCGAACAGCGCCGCAGCGGGGATTTCCTCAGGATCGCCGAGCGGTAGCTGTACGCGGATCGCGGCAACGATGGGCGCGAGTCGCGTGACCCAGAAGTCTTCGTCTGGCTGACCGAAGAGCGATCCGGAGGGCACTTCCTCAGGATCGCCGAGCGGTAGTTGTACGCGGACGGAGCTCGCAACCGGCCGCGGCTTCGCAGTCCAGAAATCCTCGTCGGGTTGCCCGAATAGCGAGCCAGCCGGATCGTCGGTGTCGGCGAGCGGCAGTTGCACGCGGACGGAGCCCGCGGTCGGCGCCGGCTTGGTTGTCCAGAAATCCTCATCGGGTTGCCCATACAGGAGCGGCGCGTCTTCTGCGTCCGCGTATACTGACGATCGCCACGCGACAGGCCGCATGGTGGCTGTCGTTGGCGCCGCGTCGTCGTCGACGGCTGCCGGCGCCGACAACGCCGGGAAGTCTTCCGAGAAGCCACAACTAGCAGTCAGCGCAACCGCGGCAAAGCAGATCGACGCCGCCAGCGGACGCGGCAGCACAGCATCTGCGCCTGAGTCATCGACGACCGGCGACGGTGCCGCGCTTGCGGCTACGTCGCTTAGCGGTCTAGTTGATAGTGGATCGTGTCCAAGCATTGATCACCAGCACGTGATGATCACGATTCCATCGCCGCCGTTGCCACCGCGGCCGCCAGTCGTTCCGCCGCCGCCGCCACCGCCGCCGGAACCCGGGGCGCCGTTGCCACCCAGCCCGCCGATGCCCGTGTTAGACGACGAGCCGCCGAGTCCCGCGAACGAGAACCACGGATTACGAAGCAGGAACCCGCCAGATCCGTTGTTGCTGCCAGCGGCTGCACCGACGGGTCTTTGCTCTGAGATCAACGATGCCGTGATCGCAGTGATGACGCCGCCCGCGAAGTCGGCCGAGGTAGTACCTGCGCCACCAGAACCGCCCATCGTGAGCACGCTAGTAACCGCGATAGTCGTCGCGCCACCGTTCGCGCCGGCCTGGGATCCGCCCGCTGCGCCGGCCTGCCCGGCAATCAAATCGTAGTGACCAAGACCAGCGAGCGGCATGGATGCGATGACGGCGATCGTCCCAGCGCCACCGGCAGCACCGGCAGCCGCGCCAGTACCAGTACCGCCACCTGTTGCGCCGGCAGCGCCGGACAGCACGAAGACGTTACTCGCAGTCGTGTCAGGCGCACACGCGACGTAAGACAGAAGCCCGGCGCCGGCCGTGCCGCCACCAGAGCCGACGCCCTGACCGCCTGCCCCGACCTGTACAAACAACTTATCCGGCAATAGATGCAGCGGGACCGTAAGCCTGGACATGGCGCTCGACCCTCCGCCGCCACCACCGCCGCGCGCCGATGACGCGGCGCCTGTAAAGCCACCGCCGCCGCCCGCGCCACCGCCGATGCACATGATATTGCACATGGCATAGCCACGCGACGGTTTACTCCACGTCATCCACTGGGTGTTGGTGACCGTAGACGGGCGAGTGAACGTCTGAACGTCCACCGACGGACGGCCAGGGATATGTGTCCAGTCGTTCGGCACTATCGTGGCTCCTTAGTATTTGCCCGCAACAGCGGTACAAACCCATCCGGCAGCGACGGCGGTTCCGAGTCCGACGTAGATTCGGAACCCGGCAGGCAATGCGACGTTGATCGGATAATCGATTTCGACGGTGGCCGCCGTGGCGATCGCGGTCGTTGCTGGTAACGAGATCTCGCCATAGAACACATTGTTGGTCGCGGTTCCAGGCGTCGAGCCGTTGTTGAAGTAGATGCGCATCACGCTGGCGACGTTGGTACCGCCCGCCTTGAAACGCAGACGCTCAACGTATGAGCCGTTTGTAGCGTCGGCGGTAAACACCAACGAGTTGTTGGCGCTAATACCGGTGTAGTCGTTCGCGGCAGCGGTGATCAGCTGGTTCATGCCGGTGGTGCCGTTGTTCGACACGTCGCCGATGCGCGAGAAAATTGGGAGGCTGTTAGCTGGCATGGTTGACCTTGATTATTGAAAGAACCGGCCCGACGTAAGCATCAGCAACTCAGCGTGTGTCGCGTCTGAATTGGCAGTCCGCCCCGGAATCGTAACGAACACGTCTTTGGTGCCGGCCGAGAAGTTCACGGCGGCATCTGAGTTGCTCGACGCGATCACTTCGGTCCGCAGTAGCGTTGTTGCGCCGGACAGCGACCCGAAGCCAACCTCCCACTCCGAACCGGTTTGCCCTACGATCGCATAGTAGAAGTTTTCGCCGACCGCGAATCGCGAAGAGAACGAGACGAACTGCGTAACGGCGCCGGCAAGCGTTATGCTTCCGGTCCCCGTCGTCGTCGTCGTTTCTTTGACGCGATCGGCAAATGATAGCATTTGCTACTCGACAACTTCTGCACTGAACTCGTAGTTAAGAGATGCAGTACCGGACGAGTCCATCATGTCGATGGATCCGGCCGTCGTATCGTTGACCTCGACGGAGTCCGGGTTTGGGGCGACCCAGCCGCCGGGACCGGCGGCGCCACAACCAAACACGATGCGGTTGGTGCGCGTTGCGCCGGCAGTCGGGCGAGACGCTGCCGTAAATTTAGCCGCCTGCATTCCCGTGTCTTTCGGCTGTCCCGTCATGCCGGTTCCCGCAGTCGACGCCGTGGCAAACCGGATGATACGGAAGGAGATCCCGCTGATCGCGGTTAGGCCGGCGCCCTTGCCGACAACGTACACCGCCTGTAGCCCGCAGGTTCGGCCAGTGCCGCTCTTGATAAAGAACGCGTCCGTTTCCGTGTTCGGCGTTCCGTTCGTGGTGAGGTTGCCGGCCGTGGCCAGCGAGATCGAGTAGACCATCGGCATGTCAGTTTTCCCTTGTTAGAATTTTCTTCTCTGATTCGGCGGTTTCGGCCTGCCACTGCAACAGCAGCAGCCGAGCTCTTGATTCGTTGGTTGGCAGAACGGCAGCCAGGCGGCCTTCGTGCAGTTCGTTGCGATCTGGCTTCTTCACTGATATCGCCCACGGGCTAGTTTGCTCAGCAACGATGAGCCGTCCTTGAGCATCTCGACCTGCTCATAAGTCTCGAGGATCCGACCGTACTTCTCTAGTTGGGCGTCCTCTACCTTTTTCCAAAAGACCTCGTCAGGAACTAACATCGTATCTGCGAGTGGAGTCCACTTATCTGCGCAGCATTGGCACAGATAGAACGCAAATCGACTGTCCTTAATCGAGTCCTCCGGAACCAAGCCGCCGTCGCAGCCGCAATTGGCACAGAAGATCGGCACCCACGAAACGCCGTCGCGCGCGATCGCCTTCCTGGTTTCCCTTGGGAGGCTGGTTGGTAGCAGGTCTGGCACGGGTATTTTCGATTGTGTATGAGCGGCGCATGACGCGAATAATTACCTAACCCACGCGCCCATTCGCTTGACGCTCTCATCGCAAACGCGCTCGGCCTCTGCTGTCACGCGGCGGTTGATGTCGGATTTCGACAGTCCCGCGAACTCGCCCGCGCCGCCGTTTGCCTTGAGCATGAAAAGCGAGAGTCTCCACATCACAGCGAGAGCCCACTCGTCGCGCTGTTTAACCAGTTGGCTGATGGCCAAGATCCTGCGCTCGCGCATACACGCACGACACACGCCGCACCGGCCGCACGGCGACGACTTCAGCCACAGCAGCCCGGGGTCACGCGAAGGCATCGCCTCTCGCACCTTGACGGCGCGCTCGAGCGCGCGTTGCTGTCGGCTCTTTCGTGGCGCGTTGGGCGCCCGGGGTCGCGCCGCTCGCGCGATGTTTTCCATGCGCGTAAGCAGCCGCAGGTTTTCGATCTCTGCGTCGCGGGCTGTGCCGCCAATCAATTTGGCGTGCTCCATCTCCATCGCGAGCGTGTATTGCTTGACCCAGCGGTCGTGGTCCGGGTGCGCGGGATCGGACGCTGAGTCAGGCGCGGTAACTGCGGTAACCGACGCAGCGACCGGCTTGCTCACTCGGGCTTCTCTTTCTTCTTGCGAGCTCGGCGCTCCTCGATTTGTTCCTTGACCATCTCGAGTTGCGCAGCCTGAAGTTGCGCGGCCTCTTCGCGTCGCTTGTCGTCCGCCTCACGCGCAGCGTTGCGTTTCTTGGCTTGCGCCTTTTCTTTTTTGACGCGGTAATCGATCAGCCACTCGATGTGTGGACACGCCTCGGTCGCGTGCAGATCAAACCCGACCTTCTTTAGCGTGCGCGGATCACCAGCACACTGCTCGGCCTTAAGCGCGTCGGGCATCGCCGAAAAATCCTTCATAACCGGACCGGCCATAAGGTGGGTGCCGTGTCGGACCGGGCACTTAGCGTGCTCAATAAAGCCCTTACGCCGGAACGCCATCCGCATTTTGTCTTCGGTCTGCTTACGATACGGATCTCCGTCGCTCGCGAGCTGTAGTGAGACGACGTTGCCAACGAGATCAACGAACCGCTCCACCTTGCCCTGTGGTCGTCGATCGATGCGTTCCTCGTCGGCAAACATATACGTCAGTTTGGGCTGACCCTTGCCAGCGTCTGTGATTGGTCGTCGTCCAAAGTTTCCCATCGCCGCGGTCGGCGGAATCGAACCGCCATCGGCACCCAGCACCGCGATAAAGCCCGCTCGGCCGTAGCCGAGTCGAGCAAGCTAAACTACGCGTCGGTAACGAGCTTCACGCCCGAACCGTCGAAGATTTCGCCACAACCCCAGCGAGCCGAGAACACAAGCTCGGTGCAGCGAGCAGACGCGTCGCGCTGAGTCTCGAGCCGGAACGGTCGGCGCGAAGCCTGACCGTACGTTGCCATCCCGCGCTGCGCGGGCAGATCGCCGCGAACGAAGATGGCCGAGACAACGTCGGCGCCCGTGTTTGCAGTGTCGGTCAAGCCCTGACGATAGAGCGGGACGCCTTTATACGTCAGCGTATAACCGTCAACCGTGCGGCCCTGCTCGGCGCCAGACGAGACACCGTGCAGGCGGTCGACTGCGCCAGCGTACACCGCCATGTTGGTTGACGCCGCTTCGAGGGCGGTCTGGAAATCTTCTAGAGCAACGTTGTCGAAGATGCCGACGAGCTCCCCTTTGGCACCGCGACGCGCAAGCGAGTAGATCGCATCGTTGACATCGACCACGCGACAGTCAACGCCGGTCGACCCAACGCTGTTCGACAGGCTCGCAAACAGCGCACACGCGTCGTCATTCATCGCGTCCATCAGGATTCCCATTGCGTTCGCGACGATGTCTTGAATGGTGATGATGGTCGCGTCTTCAAGCGCCGTGTCCGACGGCTCGCGAAGCAAGCCGTATTCAGAAACCGTAAACGTCGCATCGATCGTCTCGAGCTCGTTGGCGGTAAGGTCGGTCGCTTCCGTTGCGTCGAATTCGGTGTCAACGCCCGCGCCGTCATCGGGAACGGTGCCAACGTCGGAGACCCAGCGCGGTTGAGAAACCGTGCTAGCCCCATTGTTGATGTTGATCGGCAAAAAGAACTGCGTCGGGTTTTTGAAGTTCCCGAGGTAGTCGCCGATAAAGTCGTTGATGAACTCCGAGTTGATAAGCTCAGTAAGAGACGTGGTAGTAGTAGCGCCGGTAATAGGCATGGTCTGTTATCCTGTCGGGCGAGTCACCCTGATC